CTTCTTCTTTCTCCCCCGACGTTTCGGGGCTGGCTTTTCCTGAATATCAACCTCCTTCACGTCGTCCTCAATCGCTTCGCGTTCCTCCAGGTCTTCGGCGACGATGTCCGAGACGTCGTCGTCCTCAGCCTCCACCTCTGGTGCGGCCTCCACTGGAACGCTCGTGTTCATCGGCGGCGGTGGGGGCATCATGACGTTGCCCATCAAACTGCTGATGTCGAACCCAGGGCCTTGCATCTCGTAAGAGGATGAACCACCACCTGGAGGAGGTGGCGCGGGGGACGCGGACTGGCCACGGGGCATGGCGTTCTGCACCGCGGAGACCATGCTCTGTTGGAGCCCCGGATTCTGCTTCAGCACATCCTGTAAGTTGGGAATGGCCGCCTTGAACATGCTGTTCGTCAAGTGGAACATCATCGCGGAGCCACCGACCATCATGAGAAGCTTGAGTTCCGGCGCGACTTGCATCTTCTGACCGTACTTGACGTGCAACTCCTCGAACACCCCGTCGTAGTCGTCGAGGTTTTCCATGATAGATTCAGACCAACCGTCCAAAGAGAGTTCAAAGGGGTTGTACTTCTTGTTCGCCCATTCCAAACCAGTGACCGTGGCCATGAGCGCCTTTCGTGAAAACTTAATGCTCTGGTCGACGTCGATGGTGTAGGTCACGCGCTTGTACTCGTTGCGCAAGTCCTCGATGGAACTGTACGCGTTGAGACGCTTGTTCACGCTGAATCCTTTCCTTTCGAGTCGAGCCAACTTGTTGAGGATGTCCATCTTCTCCGCGTCCACGGATGCGTACCCAGCGGACGGCATCTCCCGCTGCTGGTGATGCGATGGTTCGTCGTCGAAATCCATGTCGAGGTAGGCATCCTCCTCCTCGTCGCCGTCGTCGTCGAACATGGGTGCCCCACCGTCCACAGGCGGGGGCGCGCTCTGCTTGTTCGGGTTCACGAACGCATCGATTTCTTCCTGGTGTTCCATCGCAGGCGACGGTCGGGGTCGCGTGTACGGGGTGGGCTTCGGCCTGGGCACGCGCCGAGGCTGCGGCACTGAAATTTGAATTTCATCCATCAGTTGCTGTTCACCGTCGTCGAGTTTCATGACCGTGGTCTCTCCGCGGTCCAGCACGATTTCACCGTCCATCTGATGTATTACTTTAAAAGTAATTGAATTCTTTAACGCACTTTTTTTCTGGGTACATAGTAAACATGTTCAAGCTCAACAAAGCCAACCGAAACGCTTTGTCCGCCATCGCCGTCATCCTGATCATCCTCTTCGTCGTCATGGCCGCGCGCAGTTACTACGAACCCATGCCGTTGGTCATCAAGGCGAAGAACGAGGGTTCTTTCTTCGACCTCCCGGTGAAGTCCGAGTGTGTGGAAGAGAGCACGTACTCCACCCAACGACCGGGTGGTGTGTGCGGTGCCGAAAAGTTGGTGCGCGAGCAAGCCGACTACGAAATTATCTGAGCATCTAGTATAAAATGGCGCTCGTGACCTCTGAGGCCACCATTCCTGACCTCAACTACGAGTACCACACAATCACCGTGGACACCATCGGACAGGCCAGTGCGAACACGTTCACCGCCTACCTCCAGAACCCGTTGCGCAACGTCGTGCAGTGCCGCCTTCTGGCCGCGCACGTCCACGCCAACGTGCAACAGACCGAACACCTCTACATCTCCATCGATGAGTTGGACACGCACTTCAACGACCGCGCCGCCATTTCCGGTGCGTCAGTAGGTGCCCACGTGGGTCAAGGCAACATCTCCATGGTGCGCAGTGCCTTTGGGAGTGTCATCAGCGAAGGGAGCGAACTCATCACGTATAAAGATAATTACTCGATTGCAGTGCAGTACATCGACCCGATTCTCAGAATCGACAAGTTGACCGTGCGCCTCTTGAATCAAAACGGCGTGGCCATCACGAACCCCCTCGTGGCTGGTCATAACTTTTTAGTGTTGCGATTCGTGTGCAGGCGACCGAATCTTTAATTTTTCTCAAGGTAATGTAAAGCCATGTCCGCGGGCATCGCGCAACTCGTGTGCCTGGGCGCTCAAGATGAATGGATCTCGAGCGAACCAGAAATGAGTCATTTTTCGGCGACGTACAAAAGACACACCCCGTTCTCACAATGCGTGGAGAAACAGCAGATTCAAGGGGCGGTGCGTGCGAACTCGTACTCCTCCATAACCCTCCTTCGAAACGGCGACATGTTGGGATACACCTACTTCACCGCGGACGACGGCAACGAGGCGTTGGAAATCACGGATTGGACCTCGGTCATCGAGAGCGTGGAGCTCGTCGTGGGTGGACAAATCATCGACCGTCAAACCTCTGATTTCAGCCAAAACGTGGCCCTGGACATGTTCGCCAAGAACAGCTCCAAGGGTGCGCTCGGTCCAGGCGGGCGAGAGTCCATGTTCTACCCGTTGCGTTTTTTCTTTTGTGAATCCTTGGAGAGTGCCCTCCCGGTGTGTGCCCTCGGTTACCAGGATGTGGAACTTCGCGTGCGATGGGGCCCACTCGCAGGGAACTACAACTGGGAGTGCCACTCGAACTATTACTACCTCGACGCCACGGAACGCGAACAAATCACAAACCAGACCATCAACATGCTCATCTACCAAGTGCAGGAGTCCGCCCCGTCCGAGGAACTCACCCAAGAACTCACCTTCAACCACCCCGTGAAATTCATCGCGAGTTCAAACACCGTCGCGAATAACGCGCTCACCTCACCCTCGAATCGTTTGAAATTGTCCGTGAACGGGGTGGAACTCTCCGCGTACAAGTGGGCGCGTCCACACTTCCTGGACGTCAGCGCCTACTATCACACCATCGCCGTCACGTCCCCTGATGTGTTCATGTACAGTTTCGCCCATAACACGACGAGTTTGCAACCCACGGGGACGCTCAACTTCTCGCGAGTCAACTCTTTCAAGATACACAGCGAAAGTCAGGTGCTCGTCGACAAAATTTATGCATGTTCCTACAACATCTTCACCATACAAAATGGCATCGGTGCCCTTCGATATGCAAATTAAAATACTAGATAATATCAAATGGTGAAGAACCTTAATACCGTGGAGCGCGGGGAGAAGGTTCGCATTGGTAAAGTCCAGCCTCCGACACAGGCTGGGAACACTATCATTGTGAATGCTTCGGACACCATAGTGCAGGCACCACACGCGGGTACGTTCGTGTCGCCCATCAGGTTCGACAACGTGGCGACCACGAACGTTTTAGCATACAACTCGACAACGAAGGAAATCGTGACGACACAGGTCGTGGCGTCGGATAAAAACCTTCAGCAGGTGACGGACACCGGCAACGAGACCAACACCGCGGTGCGATTATTGGGTGGCGCCGAGTTCAGCAACCTCACAGGTCTCGGTGGAAACGTGTACGTGGACGACACGGGCACCACAGGAAACGTCATCTACGCCAGGGGAAACGTGTACCTCGAGGGGAACCTCACCACCATCGGTGAAGCGACGTTCATCTCATCCAAAAATATTTCCATCACGGACCCAATCTTGGAGTTGGGTCAGAACAACGTGAATGAAAACCTCCTGTACGACCTCGGTGTGGTCATGAAAAGACCTGGGGACAACATAGGCATCGCCTATAGGGAGGGTGTGGATGAACTCACGTTCGCGTACACCGCGAACAGTGCATCCGACAGGTACATCACGACCACGTCGAATCTGCTGACGATGAACGTCGTCGGCGACGTCTATGCTAACGCGTACTTTGGCGATGGGCGCACGCTCACTGGGATTGCCCACGAAGTCAATCTCGTCGACAACTCATCGAGAGTGAGCCTGCTCGAAGCCAACCTAGTGCGAGTGTCCAATTTAGAAACCCAAATGTCCTCCAACGCTATTAGAGTTGGGAACCTTGAAAGTAATTTAGCCGCGAACAGCGTCCGCATCAGCACATTGGAATCTGGATTACAACAGAATGCCGACAGAATCACCACGCTCTACGCCCATCACGCATCGAATGTCATACGCATCGGCAACTTGGAGAGCAACTTAGCGGCGAACGCCGTGCGCATCACCAACTTGGAGGAAAATCTCGAGGACAACAGCGTGCGCATCAGCACCTTGAGCTCGCGCCTCGATGACAACAGTTTCCGCATCTCCGTGAACACCGCGAACATCGCGAATCTGGAGGTGCGAACGTCCAATAACTTTGCGAACATCGCGGATTTACAAGTACAACTCGCCGATAACAATCTTCGCATCACGACATTGGAAACGTACCCGGCGCGCGTCGTGAACCTCGAGAGCAACCTCGCAGATAACAGTGCGCGCATCACCGCCCTTGAAGTGCTTCCAGCGCAGTTGCAAGACAACAGCGCACGCATCGCCGCCCTCGAGGTGGACCCCTCGTTCGATGGCATCATCACCGGCGACGGGGGGAACATCTCCAACCTCACCCTCCAATACATCTCCGACATGGGCAACACCACGTCGAACACCCTGGTGCTCACGGGAAGTCCCACAGCCCTGAAGACCACCGGGTTCGTCGGTGTCAACGTGGAACCGGAGTATGAACTTCACGTCGGTGGGGACACCAAGGTGTCTGGAAACATCTACGCCACGGGCTCGGGTACGGTGCTCAACGGGCTGAACAATAAACTCACGGGGAACACATCAATCTATGGAAACCTCAACGTCCACGGGGCGACCTCCTACCTGTACTCTGAAAACGTGTACATTAAGGACCCCATCTTGGGCATCGGAAACAACGGTGTCGTCGATTCCGGCATCATCATCAGTTCACAAAATCCATCCAACGTGGTCTTCGGCTACGACGGAAGTGCCACTGAATTCATCGTGGCCCATAGCACCGACAGCATCGACGGGGCCACCCTCACCCCTGACCCCACGAATGACATCGATTTCCACGTGTACGGTGACGTACAAGCCAAAAATATCACCACATCGAAGGACATCGTGGTCGGTGGTAATCTCACCGTGTCGGGTAATACGACGTTCCTGAACGTTGAAAACCTCGCCGTGGAAGATGCCATCATCAAAGTGGCTGCGAACAACATCACGACCACCGCCGATACGGGTTTGGTCATGGGTCGAGCCCAGGCAAACGTCGCCGTCGTCTACAGAGGCGATGAGGATGAGTTGATGTTGGCGTACACCACATCGGACCCCGGTGGATTGGACATCCTCCCCGACGCGTCCAAACGCATGAATGTGCACGTGTATGGCTCCATGTTCGTCGATAAGACCTTGAACGTGAACAGCAACACGTTCATCACCGAAGGTGGGTTCATCTACGCGAACGCGTTCATCGGTGATGGCGGTCTTCTTTCAAATGTCCGAACGACTTTACAAAGTATCACGGACAACGGGGCGAACACCACACACACCATTCTATTTCAAAACACAACGACCGGCTTTGAAGTCACGACGGGCAACGCCCTCGTGGCCGGGAACATCACCGTCGGCGACATGGTGTACGTGGGTTCC